ACCTAGATGTAGGAGGTACTCTAATGAACCAACCAATACCTCATCTAAGGAGAGAGTTCTCTGAGGATGATGGGTTCGTAATGGTGGGGTTTAATACAGTCCCTAGGGCTATAGACCAGTACTCAGGTAATCACTCCGAGTGGAGGGATGCTGACCGTACTCAATGGATTAGCCTGAAGGATGATGAGACTATAGAGGTTAATAGTCCAGCTAAGGTTACGATTATAGCTCCGGAGGTATTGGTGCAGAGTACTACAGCAATAGTGGAGGCAAGTAGCAAGGTAACGCTAGATACACCAGAGACAGAGATTACTGGAAACCTAGACATACCAACAGGGACATTCAGCCTTGGTGGTGTAAACATGAACAACCATATACATAGTCAGGGTGCTGATAGTAATGGTGATGCTGAAGTAGATACAACAGGGCCACATAACTAAGGAGGTTACTATGGCAAAGATGACACCCATCCTTATTAGATATAAGGATAATATAATAGAAAAAGACGCTGTAGTTATTGACAAGAACAAGAACCCAGCTCAAGAGCTAGATGATGTTTGTTCTCAGAGTGACTTCAGTAAAACTGATAGGCATGTAAATGAGATTAGGTTCCATGCTGTAGTGAGTGAAGACCACTCTGCCAGCACTAAGATAACCAAGTTCCCAGTGCAGACAGGTTTTGATATATCAAACCATGCTATCAGACAGAACAGAGTTATTAAGGTAGAAGGAGTGATAAGCAACGTCCTTCTAACAGGCACTAAGCAAGCTCAGTATGAAGTATCACAGGGGAACAACCCAATAGCTGAAGTATACAAGACGGTACAATCACTAGTGCAGAGTGCTACACCATGCGTGGTAGAGACTAACATGGGGCAGTATGCACCAGTAATCTTCACCAAGTGTAGCACCAAGCAAGTAGCTGGCTCAGTAGATGCAGTCAATATCATCATGAGTGGTGAAGAGATACAGATAGCAAGAGATGTAGCTACTACAGCACCTAAGGATTTAAGCTTTTCAGTAATACCTCAAGGAGAGAGGGCTTCAGTTGTAGATAAACTAGCAGATGTTGGTACAATAGTAGGGGAATTTGATATAGTCTCTAAAGCAACCGCCATAGCTGGTGAGAGCTTTAATATAGTAGACACCCTAACTAGTGGTGCTAAGTCAACATTATCCTATGTACAATCAGGCTTTGATGGGATATCAAACTTTACTTATGATGTAGTAACAGGTAATACTGGAGTGTTCAGTGTATTGGGAGATGTAGCAGAAGCCGTAAAGAGTGACCTAAACATACCACTACTACCAACAGGTACAGACCTAGCAGGTGGCTTAAATGGTTTCACAAACTGTTTAGTAGGAGAGGGCAAGGATGCCCTGACAGATGAACTTGGCTTTGACTACGTATCAGCCTTTGAGGGAGGACTTACTGATGTACTTGATAATGCTATTGATAACACAGTCGATACCGCCCTAGGAAGGCTCAGAGGGACAGCAGAAGGTGCTATACAGGACATCATCAACATAGGCAAGGATGACCTATCTAAGAAGCTCATAGGCTCTACAATGGATTGTGTAGCAGCAGGAGTGAGTGATGTTATTGGTTATGGTAACTCTGAGAACGTAGATGACCTAATTGATGAGGCTTTACTAAGCGTCAAAGGGTTAGGTAACTGTGGCAGAAATGTAATCTCAGATTCCATAGGTGGACTAGCAGGTGATTTCCAGAAGACAGGAGATAGTATTATGGGTAATGTAAAACAGGGTATTAGTTCAGCTGCAAATAAGACTATGGATTTCTTTAAAATATCATCCCCATTTAAGCAACCACTAGACCAACAAGACGTACAGAAACAACAACCATATTGGGTGAGATAATGAGCATACAACTAGCACTAAACCAAGCAACCTATGACTTATACAAGCCTAGTGGTGGTGGAGTATCCAGAGTAGATAAAGGACGGTTCACAGTACAACTGGTACAGTCTAAACTACGAACCACCCTAAATGAATGGATACTAGACAACACTATTGGGTGGATAAACCAGTATGACTTTGAGAAGAACTACAGTATCTATGATATTGAAGACAGAGCAAGAAGAATCATACTAAGCACAAGAGGAGTACAGAGTATTACTACTATGTTCTCAGTGTACTCACAACGAGTACTTACATTACAATTTACAGCAGATACCGTCTATGGTGAGATTAACCTCACTATACCTTGGGATAATGCTAATGAACCAATCTAAGGAGGCCGTATGGCAGGTTTAACCTCAGAGGGCTTTACACCCTTACAGTTCTCAGAGATAGTAGAGAACATAGAAACACGACTAGAACAATACAACCCCGGCTTTGACTTCACACCGGATAGCCCAGATGGTCAGTTAATCAGCATCATGTCTGTACTAATCAACCAAGCATGGATAGAACTAAACAGAGTATACCACTCATACAATCCTAATGAAGCTTATGGTCAAGGCCTGAAGAACCTAGGAATGATTACAGGCATCTACAAAGGAGCTGCTACTCGCTCTCAAGCTGTAGTAAGCCTCACAGGTGTAGGTAACACCAAAGTACCCAAAGGAAGCATCATGGCTGATGCAGATGGTAATGAGTTCTATACCAACCGTGATGCCTACCTACCAGCTGATGTTACAGTACTAGCAGTCCTATCAGGGCCACTACCAGTGCCAGCAGGAAGCATTACAGAGCTTGTCAGCGTAGTAAATGGGTGGACTGGTATCAACCAAGCTGATGATGGCATCATTGGCCTACAGCCAGAGACAGACCTACAGTACCGAGTACGTAGGAACAACACAGTCATGAGAGGCAGTAACACCGTAGAGGAGAGCATGAGTGCAGCTATTATTGACTTAGGCATCCCTCAGGTTACTGTAATCAACAACGACTCTGAGCTAACCCTCCCAGATGGTACTCTAGCACATAACATCCATGTACTTATTGGTGAGTACTCAGGCATCTCAGATGATGAGATAGGACAAGCTATCTTTGATAACAAAGGACTAGGAGTTCCTACCAATGGCTCTACTACAGTAGTAATAGATGACAGCTTTGGTAATCCTCATGATGTATTATTTACACCAGCTACAGAGGTTCCTATCTTCTTCAATATAGAAGTAACCTACCATAGCCCAGAGATTGCAGGGGCTGATGAGCAGATTAAGAAGAACATATGTGAGTACATCAATACTCTAGCAGCAGGAGAGGATGTAATCTGGAGTGGTTTATTCTGCTTAATTACACCAGTAGCAAAGGCAGAGGTTAATCTACTAGAGATTGGCACCAGTGCAGGTGCAGTGGCAGCTGGCAATGTAGCTATCTCTAATATAGAGTACGCCAGTTGTGATACAGCTAATATTGACTTAACGGTACTATAGGAGGATACTATGCCACATTTACTAGGGGCACAGGCAGGTTGTACGAATGACTTCACAAGTGAAGCAGACTTCAATCCCGGTACTCAATATTCAGACTATCCACCGTACTTATGTAACCCACATGACCTAAGTGGTTATGAATCAATGGGCAGTAGCATAATGATGGAGATGCTACTGACTCAGTATCAGAATAGTCCTAACCTCATTGAGTTCATCAAAGCCTTCGTGGAAGAGATGGACTTACTACTAGAAGAGGCCAAGAAGGTTAAACTAGGACGATTCATCCAGAATGCTACAGGAGCACAGCTAGACGTTATAGGAATCATCCTACAGCAGAATAGAAACCTATATGTACCCACAATTTGGTTTGGCTTCGTAGGTGCATCCCCAATAGATGGTATGGCTGATGAAGCTACACCAGCACTTGGTGGCGTATTTAGGGATGGACAGACAGATGATGTTGCATTAGTACCACTTGATGACCCAAGCTATAGGAATGTCCTATTATGCAGAGCTTACTGCCTTAATCAGCCAGTATTCAGTATTGATGTAATCTATGAAGCTATTAACATACTTCTAGGACAGACTCCTAACTACATGAGGTTTATAGAAACACAGCATAAGATATGGACACTAGAACTTAATAGCAACACCATGACCACACACCAAAGGGATTTAATCCTAGCTACACACCACTGGTATATACCAATGACAGTAGGCTTCAATATAAGCATGGTTGGTGGGCTATTTGATGTTACCTACCTAGGTGCAGATATAACACACAACGCAGTTCAAGTAACGCATACAGCGTAATAAGGCCACAGGCCTAAGGAAATAATATGACAACACAATCAAACCTATCCCTAATATGGGCTAGTACAGGGGGAGTTACTGACCCCGGTGATACAAAGTATGCAACTGGTTGGGTAGCAGAGATTCCTACCTTCCAGAACTTCAACTTCGTATTGCAGAACCATAGTAAGAACTTCTTGGCATTAACCGAGAAGGGAACCTTTGAATGGGAGGATGATATTACTTATGTTCCCGGTGCAAGGATAATCAAGAATAGCACACAGTATACTTGTATACTATCACATACCAATCAAGACCCAGAGACTGATAATACCAATAGCTACTGGGTTCTAGGGTATGCATGGGGTACAGATAGCCTTAACCTCACCAATAAGTTAGGCCTCTATGTCGCTGATATTAATGACAGAGTAAATACCACATGGGGTGGTAATGAACTCACCCTGAAGAATGCTAATGCACTCATTGGCCTCAATACCAATGATGCTAATGACAACCTAGTCTTTGGTAATGTAGGTGGCAGCCTAGTAGTCCAGAGCACTGGTACTGCTGTTATACCTGATAATAGAGACCTCTCTAATGCATGGAAGGTCTTTCATGAAGGGCATCCCCCAGT